GGATCAACAACATTTGGACTTCCAGATCTTCGCGGAGAATTCCTAAGAGGATGGGACGATGGTCGCGGAGTTAACAGCGGTCGTTCTTTCGGTTATTTTGAAGATTATGATTGGAAAGGTTTCTACGTCATGAACGTTGGCCAAAACACATATTCATACACTCATGGTGAATCATACTGGGGCAAAAACACAAGTGGATATGCAGGTAGCACTTTCGCAGGTGGGTGGAATGCTCCATCAGCTTCACTAGGTGGTAAATGGGATACCAGTGAAATCCGACCACGTAATAGAGCTATGTTAGCTTGCATTAAATATTAATATGCCACAAGCAAGAACATTCACAGAAGTTCAACCTGCAGGTATGTTGTCATACTTTGGCAGTTCGTATGCGCCAGCTGGATGGTTAAAGTGCAATGGTGCTGCTGTAAGTAGAACTACATACTCAGATCTCTACGCTATTATTGGTACATATTATGGTGGGGGTGACGGTTCAACTACGTTTAACTTACCAGATATGCGTGGCGAGTTTATGCGTGGTTGGGACGATGGACGAGGGGTAAACTCTGGGCGTGGTATGGGCTACTTTGAAGATTATGATTGGAAAGGTTTCTACGTCATGAACGTTGGCCAAAACACATATTCATACACTCATGGTGAATCATACTGGGGCAAAAACACAAGTGGATATGCAGGTAGCACTTTCGCAGGTCGCTGGAGCGCGCCTGCGGCTTCACTAGGTGGTAAATGGGATACCAGTGAAATCCGACCACGTAATAGAGCTCTTTTAGTTTGCATTAAATATTAAGGTAAATAATGAAAATTTATAACTATCACTACGAAACCCGTGTATTCATTAGCGAAGAAACTGCTGATGAATCTCCATTAGAACCAGGTGTATTTTTAATTCCTTCTAACGCAACAACAATTGCGCCACCAGAAGAAAAATTTGGTTATGACACTGTATGGGATTTTGATAAGTGGATTCATGTTGAAAAAGTAGAACCTCAACAAAACACTCTACCAAAATATTTAGAGAATGAATATCAGGCTAAAACTATGCTTGCATCGAGTGACTGGATTTTCGCAGCTGATATACAATTAGCCAATCAAGAAGAATGGTTAGAATATAGAAGAATTCTAAGAGAAATTGCTATCAATCCAACAGAAGACGCAGTAATTCCAGAACGTCCAAATGTTGTTTGGAAGTAAATTATAAATAGTTCTATTACGAACTAGGAAAATCTAATGGCTGTCGCAACTAGAGAACAATTAAAACAGTACGCACTTCGTGCTCTTGGCGCACCTGTGTTAGAGATCAACGTGGACGATGTTCAGTTGGAAGACCGTTTAGACGAAGCGTTAGATTACTGGAATTTATACCATTACGAAGGTGTAGAGCAGATGTATTTGAAGCACCGTATCCGTGCTTCCACTCTAAACCTTCAATCTAACAATGGTACAGATTTCGTTGTTGCTGAAATTATCACTGGCGCAACTTCTGGCGCTCAAGCCAAGGTTATCTTAGAATCTGGTAGCCAACCAGTTAATGGCAGCATCTATGTACGAAACGTAACTGGCACTTTCGTTGCTGGTGAAACTATCAATGGATCTTCTGGTCACTCTGCAGTTTTAGCAGCTTCTAACCCAGTAACCCTTGGTGAGTACGATCTAAAATACATTACAACGCCAGACTATGTTTATGGTGTTACAAAAGTTTTAAATATTGGTCAAGCATCGTCATCTAAAAATATTTTCGATCTGCAATATCAATTACGTTTAAACGACTTATACGACCTTACTTCTACATCTATCGTATATTACAAAACAGTCATGTCACACTTAGCGATGCTTGACCTTGAATTAAACGGTCACCCGTTGTACCGTTTCAACCGTATGCAAAACCGTTTATATCTTGATGTAAACTGGGAAACTGATATCATTATCGGCGACTACGTTTTACTACAAGGATATCGTGCTATTAACCCAGCAGACTTCGCTAAAGTATTTGGCGAGCCTTGGTTGAAGCACTATGTTACTGCTTTGTTTAAAAAGCAATGGGCAGTTAACATTAAGAAGTTCTCTGGTTTACAACTACCAGGTGGTGTTACTCTTGATGGTGATAAGTTATATTCTGAAGCCATGAAAGAGATTGAAGATCTAGAAGACGAACTAAGAACAAAATCAGCACCGCTTGACTTTTTCTTGGGGTAATACATGGCAACTAATCCATACTTTACCCAAGGAACAACAAGGGAACAAGATCTAATTGAGGAGATCATTATCGAGTCTCTTAAGATCTACGGTAAAGATTTCCTCTACATCCCCCGCACTCAAGTATCAACAGACCGTATCTTCGGTGAAGATCGTTTGTCAAAGTTCGAACATGCATATCCAATCGAGATGTATTTTGATAACATCGAGAGTTTGGCTGGTCAGGGTGCCATGATTCAGAAGTTCGGTTTACTAATGGATCAGTCTGCAACTCTAACTGTTGCTCGTAAACGTTGGAATGATTTGATTGGAGTCCATGGAACTACATATCTTCCAAACCGTCCGAACGAAGGTGACTTGATTTACTATCCCTTAACTAAGGGTTTATTTGAAATCAAGTTCGTTAAACACCAAGAGCCTTTTTATCAATTAGGTCGTTTGTACACTTACAAACTTGACGTTGAATTGTATCAATACTCTTCTGAGAAAATTGATACTGGTATTGCAGAAGTTGATACGTTTGAAACTCTCAAGTCTTTCGACACTACCATCAATCCACAAATTGAAGATGCAACTGGCTTTGCTGATAACCAAGTATTCAAAGATAAAGCTACCTCTGAAAATGCGCTATTTGATGAGAGTAATCCGTTTGGAGAAGTTTAATGTTAAATAACAGCGTATTTTATCACGGGATTGTTAGAAAGTGTATTATCGGCTTTGGTCGTTTGTTTTCTAACATCTATATTGATCGCAGAGAAGATGATCCAGTAAATGGACCAACTGTACAACGTCTACACGTTCCTCTTTCATATGCACCAAAAGAGAAATGGTTAGTTCGTTTGGATGAAGACCCAACGTTAGAGAATCACACCCTGACTTCTCTACCACGTATGTCATTTGAAATTATTGCATACACTTACGATTCTTTGCGTAAGGTAAACCGTATGCAGTTTATGAAGAATGATGCAGCTGCTGCAAACGGCGATACTTCTACTTCTCTTGTAAGAACACCTGTACCATATAACATTGATATGTCTCTATACATCGTTACAAAGACCCAAGAAGACGCTCTTCAAATTATTGAGCAGATTCTTCCATGGTTCACACCAGAATATTCAATGACCATTAATGCAGTTGATGACATGGGTATCAAGTTAGACGTACCCGTAGTTCTAAACTCAGTTATTGTTTCTGATGAATTTGAAGGTACATTCCAACAACGTCGTTTTGTTATTCACACTATTAACTTTCAGATGAAAGTTTCTATGTTTGGTCCAGTTACTCAACAGGGTGTTATTCTTCAAGCTGATGCTGGTCTAGGTATGAATACTGCTCCAGCTACTCCAATCGACGCTACATATAGAGCCACTGGTGAATTTGGTCCAAATGGCGAACAAATAATTACTTCGGATGGGTGGATTAACGAACTCTAAATTATGGCTGAAATTTATAATAGTAATGCGAATTTAAAAGCTGCTGGTATTACCTTCCAATTTACTCCTGACCAAGTTCAGGAGTATGTTAAGTGTGCCCAAGACCCGATCTACTTTATCGAGAACTTCTGTTATATTGTTACACTTGACTATGGTTTAAAGCTGTTCAAGTTATATGATTGTCAAAAGAAGAAGATCGACATCATTCACAATAACCGACGTGTTATTCTTATGGAAGGTCGTCAGCAAGGTAAGACGACTTCTTCTGCCGCATACATTCTTTGGTACACCCTATTCCACGATAACAAAACAGTTGCTATTCTAGCCAACAAAGCTGCAGCTGCTCGTGAAGTTTTGGATCGTTACCAGACTATGTACGAGAATTTACCTAAGTGGATGCAACAAGGTGTTACTGGTTGGAACAAGGGTGATATTGAATTAGAAAACGGTTCAAAGGTATTCACTGCTGCAACTGGTAAGTCTGGTATTCGTGGTAAGTCTGTTAACATGCTATACGTTGACGAAGCTGCGATTATTCCAAACAACGTTGCTGAGGAATTCTTTACTGCGGTTTATCCAACTATTTCTGCGGGTCAAACAACTAAGATTCTACTGTCTTCAACCCCACTAGGTTACAACCACTTCTGGAGATTCTGGAATGATGCTGAGAACGACCGTAATGGTTTCGTTCCATTGTTTATTCCTTATTGGGAAATCCCAGGTCGCGATGCAGCTTGGGCTGAAGAACAGAAGCGTATGCTTGGTGAGCTCAAGTTTAACCAAGAGGTTCTATGTAACTTCTTAGGTTCTAGCTTAACCCTAATTCGTGCTGACGTTATCGCTAAGATGACGGTTGATCAACCTATCCTACAGAAGGATGGTTTAGACGTATTCGAGAGACCTCAGAAGAACCACACATATTGTGGTGTTATTGACGTTGCCGCTGGCGTTGAGGGTGACTCTTCAACTATCCAAATGCTTGACATCACGGAAACACCGTATCGTATTGTTGCGAAATATAAGAAGAATGATATCACCCCATTGCTATTCCCTTCTGTAATTTTCAAAGTTGCAACAGAATACAATAATGCGTTTATCTTGATCGAAACTAATATGTCTGATCAAGTCGCTCAGATTATGCACCAAGAACTAGAATATGAGAACATTCTTATGGTTTCAAGAGCTAATGGTGTACAGTCTATCGGTGGTGGGTTCGGTGGTAGTAAATCACAATTGGGAGTTACCACAGATAAACGTATTAAGAGAATTGGGTGCCATAACTTCAAAGCTATGGTTGAAGAGGATAAGTTACTAATTACAGACCCAGACACTATCTCTGAAATCTCTACATTTATTGAAAAACGTGGCTCTTATGAAGCCGACGAAGGTTATCATGATGACTTGGTTATGCCTTTGGTTCTATTCGGATGGCTTACAACCCAACCATATTTTAAAGAACTAAATAACATTAACATGCGAAAGATTATGTACGAAAAGCAGATTAAGGCTATCGAAGAAGATCTAACACCGTTTGGATTCTATGATGACGGTAATCCTGAAGCCGATCCTTTGAATTTTTGAGTGAAAACAACTAAAAACTAAATAAATTCGTAGACAGTTTTTGTCTAGGCAATCATTATAAACAAGGAGAACAACAATGCCGTTTCAATTATCTCCAGGC